AAGAAAGAAGAATAGTATTACCATCTTTATCTACTATGTTTGTTGTTGCCATTTAAGCCACCTCATCTTTCTGTATGGTTAGTTCTTCATTAATTTTCCAAGCATTTCGCCATACTCTAGTGCTAGGAAGTTGTTCTTTTCTACATATAATTAATCTAGGCTTGTTGCCTTTATCCCAGTTTCTCCACACCTTTTGTGGTATATCTTTCATAATTAAATACTCTATAGCTCTTTCTTCTGTCATTGCTTCTATTGGTTTTGTGTTATGTAACAAATATCCTCTTGTATGTTTTTTAAAATCTGGCTTTGCTTCATCCTTTGCTAACTCCCAATATACCTCAACTGGTGGTAATATTCCACCCTGTAATGCACAAGCCATCCAATTTGGATCAGGGTGTGTAACTTTTGCTGGTGCATCTAAGTCATCTGGGTCTTCCCATACAACACAATATTCTGTTCTTACTGGCTCTAACTTTTCTTTTGCCCAACATAATCTATCCCAAAGATGTGTGCCTTGAAATTCTGGTGTTTTTATTGTCATGCTAAATCTCCTAAAACAGTTGAACAGTTTAATCCACCATCTTGTTGTGCTCCATCATCTCCAATAGGTTGTATTCCATAAGAATTAGTTGCTTGTGCTCTTATTTGTGCAAACTGTCTGTCTCCACCTGTTGTAAAGGCTTGAACTTCACTACTGGTATTACCATTATTTGAATAAAGGTAAGCGTTGTTGTCTGTACTCATAGCGTTAGTAAGTGTGATTGTATATTGACCTGTTCCATTATCTGTAGCACTTGCAGTATTAAAAGAATCACGAAACGTTGTACCACTACCTGCATAGTTTGACCATTGTTTAGGAATACCATTAAAAATATAACTCGTATCAATAGACTTTGCTGTACCAGTATTAACTTGATCAGATGTCGTTAATGTATCAAATGCTATTGTTCCGTTTGCCATTATGAAAGGTCTCCTAAAAATGATATATTCACATGGGCATCATCAAAAACTCCGTTTGCATCACTTCTATTTTTTACTTGATTTGCAGATGTAGATAGAGTTCCTTCTGCTAATGCTGTTATTCTACCATCTCCAGAAGCACTACTATTACCCCCACCCTGACAACAATAATTTACTGCACTGAAGTTGTTTGTTCGAGTGATTGTATAATCTCCGTTTCCATTATCTGTTAGTGAAGCGTTGTTAAATGAATCTCTTGCAGAAGGAGTATCTCCGTCAATATTTACCCAATGCTTACTTAAACCTTGTTGAACACTTGTCTGATTACTACCCTCACCCCTAATAGTCAAAGAGTTCGCACTAGCACTAACTACAGGTGTTGAGCCTATAGTTAAAGTTGTTGCAGTAGACTTACCAGTTAATGTATCAACAATGAGTGTACTCATGCTAAATCTCCGTGTACAACAGATATTGCAGTATTTGTATCTGCCCTAGTTGCTGTGCCATTATTTAAACTATTTACTTGATGATGAGTTGTAGCATTATCAGAATATCTATTACCAATTTGTTGATCACTATCTCTAGAGCCATTTGTAGTAACCATAAAAAATTGTGCGTTCATATTATTTGTATATGTCTGTTTATACTGCCCTGTTCCAACATCTGAAACGGAACTTGCATTAAATGAATCTCTTATAGTGTCATTAGTGCCATCAAAATGGTTAAAACCTTTTGCTAATCCTTGAACTAAATTTTGTGTGACTCCTGTAGTATTGTCTGACTCATAAACTGAAGTAGCTCCTACTCTTATATCAGTACCAAGAGTGCCACCAGTTTTTCGTATTGTATCTACAAATATACTACTCATAAAATCACTAGCCTTCCACCATCGTTAACAGTAATAGTTTTATTACTTGCTACAGTTAGTGGACCTGTAACATTAGCGTTTTCTGTCGCAGTTATTGTAATATCATCTGATAGAGTTTGCACATTAGTTCTGAATATACCACTGGCTTTGTATGTACCACTTATTTCAACTGGTGGTGTTACTGTGCCAATCGTTCTAAACAAATAATATACAAAAATATTATTACCAGAATTATTAGATGGTGCAGCAGTGAATGTTAAAGTTGTACCACTTGATACTGCATAAGCAACTGATGGCTCTTGTATAACGCCATCTACAGATACCAAAATATCTTCATCAGATCCTACTGCGTGTTCTAACGTAAATGCAGTTGTTGACCCATCACCAGAAAACTGAGTAGCCGCTTTAGGTGACACAAATCTATTAGATGGTGGATTACCAATGTATGCCATCTTATGTAATCTCCATAATGCTTAATGCTCCTGAAAGTTTATCAGCTACCGAGCAAGAAATTGTTATAGCATCAGTTGGTTGTAATACTACTTTCCCACCTGATAATATTTCTAAACTTGAACCTACTGGTATTGGTGCGTTATTTAATAGTACAGCAGTGGTGTTAGCATTACTGCTTCCACTACCTGTTCCTGCTCCTATGTTGTTTGTTTGACTAGCAGAAGAAGTGGCATCACCTGAAGTATCAGACTCAAGAAGAACTTTAGCTGTTACTTGAGCAGTATGTATATTTGTTAATATGAGTCCTATAATCACAGTAGTTGTACTAGCAGGTGTAGTATACACATGATACTCTTGTCCTGATGATATATTATTAGGTTCTGCTGCGAATGTTAATACTCTAAATGTATTTGCCATAATATTATCCTAACGCTATTGCTAAAGCTGTTGCCTCATCTGATGCCTCTGTTAATGTTATTGCAGATATATCGCTTCTTGTTTCTGCTGCACTTCTTCCCTCTAATCCATTTGCTGTAAATCTTGCAAAGTCATCATCAGCAACACTTGCATGATCTATCTTTACAGCATTTGTATTAGCTATGCCAAAGGTTAACGATGCCTGACCACCAATATCTGATAGCACCTCACTTGCTGACCTGCCTTCGATAGAAGTTCCTGCAACTCTAAGAAAATCATCATCTGCTACACCACTAGTGAATATAGGAATATTAGTATCAGATATTCCAAAAGTTAAACTAGCTTGACCGCCGATGTCGGACAAAACTTCACTTGCTGATCTTCCCTCTATTGATGTTCCGTCTACACGCAAAAAATCATTTTCCGCAACACCAGATGTAAATTTTGCTACGTTTGTATTAGAGATACCAGTATCTAATGTTGCAGCTGTGCCTAATCCTAAAGATGTTCTAACTGTTGAACCAGTTTCCAAAACAAAATTAGCTCCGTCACCTACAATAAAGCCACTGTCTGTTACTGCTAACCCAGCGACATCTTGTAGTTGTGCATCTAATCTTGCATTTGGCACAGTACCACTTGATAGGTTAGAAGCATTTAATGCAGTTAAATTACTACCATTTGCTGCAACTATATTCCCACTTCCATCTAAAAACACTGTCTTTGTCGCTGGTAATGTGCAAAAAATAGTTTTTGTTCCTGCACTAAAATTAACAGCACTATCACTGTTTGAGCTACTAATAACTGTGCTTCTTGTTATTGTGGTTGAATCACCATTGAGTGTACCCAAACCAACTTCAAACTCTGCTGTACCAGGCAATGTTACTGCGTAGTATGTTGTATTAGAATTACCAACGCCAGTGCCAAAAGTCTCAAAACCAGTTACCGCACCTGCTAATGTTAAAGCACCAGTGCCAGTTGTGGTTGTTGTTTCTTTTACTCTGTCATTTATTACTAATGCCATTACTTCAACTCTATTGTTAGATTACCTGCATTAATTCTAAATATGTCACCACTAGCTATCGCTTTACTTGCATCTAACGCACCAACAAAAAGAATATTACCACTACTAGATGCGTCAGCAAGAAACACATGAGTTATTGTATCTGTTCCTCCACCACCAGATGCTGGAAATTCTATATTAGCTGCATTTGTTGCAGTTTGTGTATCTGTTGAATCTGCTCCTATAGTAGTCCAGTTCGATGCTGTAACTTGCTGTCTTGCATAATTTGTAAAGTCTGCTTCTGTTAAAGATCCAGTTTCTGCTGCACTAACCGCCGTTGCAAGTCCAACATAAATACTATCACCAGGCGATGAAAAACTAAGTGAATTATTTTTGAAGATGAAATGTAATAATCTTCTCTCTAGATAATTGGTTGCTGCATTTGATGTTGCCATTTTCTACTCCTATGTTCTCGGTCTTGATGGCAGACCAACCCTAAAGCCATCTGTGTTTTCTCTTGCTTCACCAAGATCTTTTAATCTTTCCAAATACTGTGCATACAATCCACCATAATTTTGTATAACATCTGGTTCACCTTTCATAAAAACATAAGCTTCTATAAGAGACCCATACAGTAATGCAAAAGGTGCATTAGTACTAACCCATGTTGTTCCACTATCTGCACCCGCAGTTAAACTAGCTGGTCTATAAAAATAGTATAGTTCTATTGTGTAATTACTGTTAGGCGTGGGTGCTAAAATAAAATTATTTTCATCAAATCTTGCATAATATTTTGGTAAACCCTCTGTTTCATCATTTGGTGTATATTCTTTTAAAAAATTAACATCCTTTTGTAATAAAAAACTTTCAGATCCAGATGTAGTAATATGTAAAGAAAAGGACGCTAAATAATCAGAGGGTACTGTTAAAAACTCATCTCCTGACGTTAAAGCAGTCGTTACGTTTTTCCTAAAGTAGTCTAAATCTACACTTTTAAGTATTTTTTCTTCAGCAGCTTTTATAAAATTAGGTATATTATTAACAAAAATTGTTTCGCTATTATCTGTGTAATCTTGTATAGCTGATGTTAGTGTCGCTTTTGTAAAACTCATGATGTTAAACTAACGGGACCTGCACTTGCTCGATCTCCGCCTCCCTTCACATTACCAGTAGTAGATGATGCACTCACTGTAAAAGTATATCTATCTGTACTTGTTACAGTTATACTATATCCAGAACTATTTTCAAATACTGCCTTTGTAATGCCATCAAAACCTATGCAATTTCTAAATCTAACAGTGTCTGATGACGATCTTCCATGATTCTTTTCAAATACAGTTATAACTGTTGAACCAGAATCAGCAACACCCGTGGTAAAAGGATCTTTGAAAAGCATTGTTTGTACAGCAGGCTCTGTTCTATCTGGTCTAGCATTTCTAATTGCCTCTGGATCTGTCTTAATTCTTAAAATTTCCAATTGTGGATGTTTTGATTCGTACTCATCATATCCTACGAATGCACCATTCCATTCCTTACGCATATCTCTAATTCTATATCTAAATCCAGATCTATCAGATATTCCGTAAGCATTTTTACCACTCGCAAATCTTGGCATCATACCCTCAAAAATTTAATATCAGGCGTAAGTTTTAATGGCACCCTATCATCATCCTCATCTGAGGCTCTTTGAAATTCTTCTTCATAAACTGATTTTAACAATTGTATTCTATCTGGTGCTTTTTTCATTGCTAAATAGTAAGACAATCCCGCAATAACACATGGTAAAAATCTAAAAGGTGCATCTGTCGTGTTAATTTGTGTGTCTGCGTCTTGTATTCTTCTAACATAGTAATAAATCAAAGAATCTGTACTGTTTTCTGGTGTCGGCCAAAGTATTAAACTTGGGGTAGTTCTTCTATCAAAATAATATTGTGTTGGTCTACCTGTTTGTGTTTTAGTGGGTATGTTTAAATATTCACCACGAGACATTCTTGTCATCATAAAATCTGTTCCGCTTCTTCTTACAGCGACTTCAAGTAAGTCAGTATAATCAGCAGTCAATGAATAAGTTGCAGTTCCAGATGTTAGAGCTTGAGTTTCTTGTTGAACAGTCCAAAGATTTAAACCTCTATTTGCCCATTCCGCAAACATTATATTCAAAGATCTTCTAGCAGTTTTTAAATCATAACCAGTTCGTGATTCTAAACCACATCTTTCATAAGCTTCTTCTATGATTTCTGCTACATCAAGATCAAAATCTCTAGAATTCGAGGTTGCCATTATCTATACCATTTTCTTTTTATTTTTAGCCATTTTCTTTTTCTTATTTAGAAAAGCTTGAAGACCAGGGTTTAACTTACCTTTTGTTTTAGATTTTGTTTTTGTTTTGTTTTTTACATCCTTTATTGCTTTATTCAGTGCAGTTTTTTTGTTCATTTCTTTTTCCTTTTCAGTGATTTAACTCTTCTTGGCTTACCCGCTGGCTGTCCTAATCTCTTCTTCTGTGCTATCCTACTACGTTTTTCAGCCGCTGTCATCTCAGATGCTGTTTTAGGTGTTTTCTTAGAAATACGTTTAGTTGGTCTACAATAAGGTGTACCTCTTTTCTCACCCTTTTGTCTTCCACACTTCTTACCAGTTCTTTGATCTTTCCAATCTTCTTTGAACCATCTTTTAAGTGCTAAACCAGCTTTTGTTTTTCTAACAGCCATTATGCGTAAAACGTTTCTTTTCTTCTCATTACAACACCACAACCTCGTGCTACATTTTTCTTATTAGAAGCACGTTTTCTATTATTCTTTGGCATGGTTGCACCACCAACATTTAACATAATTACACCGCCCTCGGCTTTTTTCTTAGTTTTTTTCTTTTTGCCACCAGTACCATAGTTTGCAGCACCAACTTTTCTACATTTAGCTATAGCTCCTGATGCATAAGCTGACGGGAATACTTTATATCTGGCTTTGACTTTATGATAACATGCGTCTTTCGGCATTATGTTCTCCTTTGTTTATTACAAATGCATGACCATTTTTTATGTTTACAGTAAACACAATATTTAACTGGACTACCTTTTACTACTTCTCCTTTTTTTAGCGGCACAATGTGCTCTTTCAGAAAATCCTTTAGGTCGTTTGCAATCGATCTTTCTTTTCCTCTTGGCACTCCACTTTTTCTTTCTTGGTGGATTGGTCACTTGTTTTGACATTTGTGACCGACCCATGGTCATTATATTAATTGCTCCAAACCACTAGCAACTATAATTAATGATACTATCATCCATAATCTATTGTCTAGCTTATTTAATTTTTGGTTAATACCATCAAATCTAGCATTACAAACTTCTTCGTGTTTTTCTAACATTTTTAATAATTCTTTACTTGTCATCTAACACTTCCATCTTCTTCTTGCTTGTCTTAAACGGCTATTCGGATCTTTAGCCGCTTTTGGAAACTTCTTCATTTGACCCGCACTTCTAGCACAAAAAGACTTACGCCTTTTAGCTGCTTTACTACCAGGCTTTACTTTACCAGTAACCGCAGTTTTTAATTTACTACCAGGGTTTTCTCTTCTATATCGGGCAACACCAGCCTTGGTCATTCCCGCCCCTTTTTTTGTAGGGCGGAAATACTTTTTAGTTTTAGGTGGTTGTTTGTCTTTTTTTCTAGACATTGTTTCTCCTATGCAAAGAAGAAAGTCATCATATCTGAAACGTCAACTGTGTATTTCACAGACATTCCACTTTCAAACAAAACACCTTCGTCTGGTATATTTCTATCAATCACAGTATTCGCAGTGCCTATTGTTCTAGATTTAAA